TTGGAATATGCTTTTCCAGAGATTGAAGAGTATTTTGTTTATACGCCAAAAGCATCTTATCCTATTGGAAATCCTACCGCAGTTAGTGCAGATAAAGGCATAAGACTTGCAAAAGATGCTATTACATATTGCACTTCAGGTCTTGTAGATAGAACAAAAGGCACAACACTTTCTTATCTGCATAAATCAATCAAAGCAGTCAATCAACTAAGAATGATTGAAGACTCTCTTGTTATTTACAGATTGTCTCGTGCTCCAGAGAGAAGAATCTTTTATATTGATGTAGGTAATCTTCCAAAAGTAAAGGCAGAACAATATCTTCGTGATGTTATGATGCGCTATCGTAATAAACTTGTATATGATGCAAACACGGGTGAAATTCGTGATGATAAAAAATATATGGCGATGCTTGAAGACTTCTGGCTTCCAAGAAGAGAAGGAGGTCGTGGTACTGAAATTTCAACTCTTCCTGGTGGACAAAATCTTGGAGAAATTACAGATATTGAATATTTTAAGAAAAAACTTTTTCGTGCTTTAAACGTTCCTCCTTCAAGAATGGATGGCGAGGGTGGATTTAATCTTGGTCGCTCATCAGAGATTCTAAGAGATGAACTTAAGTTCACCAAGTTTGTTGGACGTTTAAGAAAAAGATTTTCAAACATGTTTCATGACATGTTAAGAACTCAACTTATACTTAAAAATATTGTCACCCCTGAGGATTGGGAACTCATGAGTGAACATATTCAATATGACTTTTTATATGATAATCATTTTTCTGAACTTAAAGAAGCAGAACTACTCACTGAAAGATTAAATCTTGTTTCAACTGCTGAACCATATGTTGGAAAATACTACTCACAAGATTATCTTCGTCGTAAAATCTTACGTCAAACTGACGGTGAGATTCTTGAGCAAGATGCTTTGATTAAAAAAGAAATCAAAGCAGGACTTATCCCAGATCCAAATGTTCCGATTGACTCAGAAACAGGTGCTCCTTTAAGTGGAGCAAATTTAGGTGCTCCAATAAATGAACCAGATCTTGAATCTCAGGGATCAGTGACTGCAGCACCTGAATTACCTAAAGGTGGAGAAATCTAATAAATATAAAGGTGTTATATTTTTATGGCAATGAATGATTTTTTAGATATGGTGGTGGATGATGAGTCACCATCTCAAATTAGTGACGAAATTAAAAATCTTCTTTTTGTAAAAGCAGCAGAAAGAGTGGATTTTTTTCGTCAGGAAGTTGCAAACGATATGTTTGAAAATCCTGAGGTAGATGACACTGAAGAAGAAACTGAAGAATAAGTGGTATTTATAAATAACTAGTAAATGAACTTTTAACTATAATGGCACATAGACCAGTTGGCACTGCATCTTCAATAGCAATTACTACAACTTCTGCAAAATCTTCATCATTTTCTGTTCAATCAGATGTTATAAGAGTTGTTGCTATTGGAGCAGGAGCTCATGTTGCAATTGGAACTGAACCAACAGCAACAACTGCTAATTATTATATTGCAAATGGGATTGCAGAAACTCTTGCTGTGACTAAAGCATCAAATAGAGTTGTTGGTGTGATCACTGGAACAACAACCACCATTATTTTTGCTGAAGGAACTCAATGTCCATTTGGTGTTGGTGATCATGTTACTTTAACTGCAAGCGGACAAAGTTATTATGACTTTACTCATCAACCAGTTACCGCTGTTGATGTATCATCTGATATTAACGGATATCATCAAACAAGGTGTTCAATTGGGACTAATACTAGTGGTATTGTAACTGCATTTTTCTCACCAGATGCAACTTTAAGAAACTCACTTAAAATTGCTGCAAGAACAGATACTGGAACAGGTGTGCTCCACTTACAACAAGTTCAAATTTCAGGGACGGCATGATGAAGCTAATCAGAGAAGAGATCGAATCAGTAGAGTTTATCGTTGAAAATAAAAACGGTAAAAAATCACTATATATCGAAGGGGTATTTCTTCAAGGTGATATTAAAAATCGTAATGGAAGAATGTATCCGATGGAAACTCTTCGTCGTGAAGTTATTCGATATAATGAAAATAATGTTATTGCTGGAAGAGCACTTGGAGAACTTGGTCATCCAGATGGTCCAACAGTTAATCTTGATAGAGTTTCGCATAAGATTGTTTCTTTAAAAGAAAGTGGGTCTAACTTCATAGGTAAGGCAAAAATTCTTAGCACTCCTATGGGGAAAATCGCTGAATCTTTGATTAGTGAAGGTGTAAAACTAGGAGTTTCTTCTCGTGGTATTGGTTCACTCGTTTTAAATAAAGAGGGAATCAATGTTGTTGGTGATGATTTTATGTTAGCTACTGCTGCTGACATTGTTGCTGATCCCTCTGCTCCTGATGCTTTTGTTGAAGGAATCATGGAAGGTAAAGAGTGGATTTGGGAAGGTAGTATTCTTCGTGAGAAATATGCTACTAATACTCGTAAAAAAATCAACACACTCGTGGATCAAAAAATACTTGATGAACAGAAACTAAATCTTTTTCAAGAGTTTTTAGCAAATCTGTAATTTTATAAATAAATATAGATTAAAGTTATACAGTTAATCGGAGAGTTCAAATGTCTCGTGGAGATTTACAAGAAATGGAGAATGGCACTAAGCAATCCAAAACCGCTGTCAACTCAGGAGCTCAAGCGGCGGATCCAATGCCTAAAATGACTGACCCAGGAACCCAACTAGGTTCTATCGAGGATCTCGGTGGTCCTACCCCTGAAAACTATAAGTCTGATGATGATTCAGCAAAACTGAAAACTCCTGGCGCAACTCTGAAGCAAGTAAGAGATGTTGTCAACAAAGGTGCTAAAGGTGATGGTGCTATGAAGGAAGAAGAAAATCTCGACGACGAAGAAGTTATCGACGAAGAAATTGTTGATGAAACTTTTGTAGAAGAAGAGGAAGAGTTCCCTCTCGAAGATGAAGAGCAAGAAATTGATGAAGAAATCGACATCGAAGAAGATGTTCAAGCTCTTCTCAACGGTGAAGAACTCTCTGAGGATTTCAAAGAAAAAGCAAGAACAATCTTTGAAACTGCAGTAAAATCAAAAGTTGCCCAAGTTAAGGAGGCAATGGAATCTCAGTATGAAAAACAACTTCTTGAAGAAGTTGAAGAAATCAAATCTGCACTCTCTGAGCGTGTAGATTCCTACCTTGAGTATGTTGCTGATGAGTGGTTCCAAGAGAACGCTCTCGCAATCGAATACGGTCTCAAGACTGAAATGTCTGAGAGTTTCATCTCAGGCATGAAAGAACTTTTTGAAGCACATTATGTATCAATCCCTGAAGATAAATATGATGTTCTTGAGAGCATGGTAGACAAACTTGATGAAATGGAGACAAAACTCAACGAGCAAATCGAAAAAAATATTTCCCTCAACAAACGTCTCGCAGAGTCGGTTGCTGATGGTATCTTTGAACAAGTTTCTGATGGCCTCGCTGCCACTCAGAAAGAGAAGCTCGCTTCACTTGCCGAAAGTGTAGAGTTTGAAAGTGAAGAAAAATATCGTGAGAAACTGGAGATGCTGAAGGAATCATATTTCTTCGCCAAGCAAACTTCTCCAAAAGCTAAAACAGAGTCTCTCTCTGAAGGTGTAGACAGTGCTTCTGAATCAGTCACTGGTTCAATGGCTGCATACCTTAAGACTCTATCTACTTTTAGCAAATAGTTGAACTTTATATAATTATTCAAACCCAAACATTCAAAAAGGTAACCCGCAATGTTTCATTCAGAACAATTGCAGGAAAAGTGGGCACCTCTCCTCAACTATGAGGGTCTTGATTCAATCAAAGATTCCCATCGTAGAGCAGTAACCGCTGTCCTGCTAGAGAACCAAGAAAAATTCCTTCGTGAGCAAAATGCCTTCGAACAAGGCGGTATGCTTTATGAAGGTCCAACTATGTCTGGTAACGCTGCCGGCGCTTCTGGTGCTTTTGGTAGCGGTGCCACTGCTGCTGGCCCTGTCGCTGGTTTTGATCCCGTTTTGATCTCTCTGATCAGACGTGCAATGCCTAATCTGGTCGCATATGACCTCGCCGGCGTTCAACCAATGAGTGGTCCTACTGGACTCATCTTTGCAATGCGTTCACGCTACATTAATCAGAGTGGTACTGAAGCTTTCTTCGACGAAGTAGACAGTGCATTCTCTGGTCAAGACCAAGGTCGTGACGAAACCGCTGGTTTCTCCGACGTTACTGCTGGTCTTGGTACAACTGCTCAGAGTGGCACCAACCCTGCAGTTCTGAACCCAGTTGGCACCGCATCCTCAACCGACTACAGAGTTGGTCAAGGCATGGCAACTGGTGATGCTGAGAATCTTGATGGCACTGGTAATGATGCCTTCAACCAGATGGCATTTAGCATCGAGAAGGTAACTGTTACTGCTAAGAGCCGTGCTCTGAAAGCAGAATACAGCCTTGAGCTTGCTCAAGACCTGAAAGCGATCCATGGTCTGAACGCTGAAGCGGAACTCGCCAATATTCTCTCCACTGAGATTCTGGCTGAGATCAACCGTGAAGTTATCAGAACTATCTACAAGGTCGCTGAGCAAGGTGCTGTACAAAATACTGCTACCGCTGGCATATTTGACCTCGACGTTGACTCCAATGGTCGTTGGTCAGTTGAGAAGTTTAAGGGTCTGCTGTTCCAAATCGAAAGAGATGCGAACGCAATCGCTCAGAGAACTCGTCGCGGAAAGGGCAACATCATCATGTGCTCTGCAGACGTTGCTTCTGCACTGACCATGGCTGGTGTTCTTGATTACACTCCTGCACTGAACTCAAATCTGAGTGTTGATGATACTGGCAACACATTTGCTGGTACTCTGCTTGGCAAGTTCCGTGTATATATCGACCCATATGCTGCTAACCTGACTTCTGCTAATGCATCTCCAGGTAATCAGTATTATGTTGTTGGTTATAAGGGTACTTCCCCCTATGATGCAGGTCTGTTCTATTGCCCATACGTTCCTCTCCAGATGGTTCGCGCCGTTGGTGAGAACTCCTTCCAGCCTAAGATCGGCTTCAAGACCCGTTATGGTCTTGTTTCTAATCCTTTCGCAGAAGGTACAACTCAAGGTCTGGGTCGTCTGCAAGTTAATAGCAACCGCTACTACAGAAGAGTTGCTGTTAAGAACCTCATGTGAGTTATTCTCACAAAATCTCAGAGGGTCTTCGGACCCTCTTTTTTTATCTAAATACAAATAAAGTAAAAGTAGTATTATGAAACCTACTCCAAGAGAAACTCAAGAGGCATATAAAAACTACGAAAAGGTAGTTAATCACCTTATTACAGAGGGTTATGCCAACAACAAAGAATCAGCAGATAATATTATTAATGGCATGAGTGAAGAGTGGTTCAATATGATTATTTCTGAATAATGGCAAGATCAGTTTACGATAAACAAATTCAAAATCGAAACTTTCTGCAACCCACTGGATTTAAGTTTACTTTAGAAAGATGTTCAAAAGTTGCGTTTTTTTGTAACTCAGCAAATATCCCTGGAATGACTCTTGGTGTTGCAAATCAACCAACATATTTAAAAGACATTCCAACGCCAGGAGATAAAATTGAGTTTGAAGATTTAAATCTACGTTTTTTAGTTGATGAAGATTTTGAAAACTATATGGAGATATATACATGGATTCGTGGACTTGGATTTCCAGAGTCAATACAAGAAATACGTAAGTTACAAAGAGAAACTAGAGAAAAACTAGACACAACTGGAGGGATGAATATATATTCTGACGGAACTTTACTTATTTTAAACAGCACTCAAAATTTGGAGTTTAAGGTAGAGTTTCAAGACTTATTTCCATACAACTTATCAACAGTCCAGTTCGATGCTACAGAAACTGGAATCGAATACTTTACAGCAGACGTGAGTTTCAAGTATACTTTATTTCATGTGGTCACACCAACCAACAAACGATTGCACCCCAGAAAAACTTAATTTTTTATTTTTATGATAATCGATCTTGATGTGATTCAAAATATGTGGGTGAAAGACGCTGTGATTAACATGGACAATCTCCATGAAGAATCAACAGTTAAAACAAACTCTCTTCACGCAAAATATTTTGAAATCTATAATAACATTTTACTATTAAAAAAGAAAGCAGAGCAACAAAGAAAAAATATTCGACATGATCGATACGAATATTATTCAGGAAAAGCAGATCCTGATGTTTATATAGAAGATCCATTTCCTAAAAAAATTCGTGATAAAGATACAATGCAAAAATATCTTGATGCTGATGAAAAGTTATCTTCAATCAGTTTAAAAATAGAATATTACGATGTTATGTTAAACTACTTAGAGAGTATTTTAAAACAAATTTCTAATAGAACATATCAGATTAAAAATGCTGTTGATTTTATGAAGTTTCAGGTAGGACTTGGGTAATGAAAGGAAAAGAAGTCGATTATTCAAATTATGGATGGATTGAAACAAGTTTAGAACCAGAACATATTGTTTTCTTATGGCAAAGAATAGAAGAAAAAAAAGAATCTGCAAAGAACAATCTTGCAGGAAATATCTCTGGAAGTTACATTCTTGATGATACTGAGAACTATTTTTTTAACGAAGTTCTATCTCAACATATAGAGGCATACACTGAACTTTATGGTGGTCACCCTATTAGAGATTATGCATATGGAAGTTTTAAACTTGAACTAGGAAAGTTTTGGGTTAACTATCAAAACAAACATGAGTTTAATCCATATCATCATCATGGAGGTGTTTATTCTTTTGTCATTTGGATGAAAATTCCCACTGACTGGAAAGAACAAAATAATCTTCCGTTTTTAAATGATGTAAAAGAAGAAGATAAAAAAGCATCGATCTTTGAGTTTGAATACACTGATATTCTTGGAAATATTCGTAACTACGGATATCGTTTAGATCCAACATTAGAAGGAACAATGTTATTTTTTCCATCAGCATTAAGGCATTGTGTATATCCTTTCTTTAATAGTGATGAAGAAAGAATCTCAGTCTCTGGAAACCTCATTTTCAATCAGTGTTAAATAGTATTGTGACGCACTGAATATGTGAATAAGTCCAACCTTGTTATTACTAAATCAAACGAAGTTTATTTGAAAATCTCTACAGAACCTCATATTGAGTATGAGCTTAGAGATCATTTCAAGTTTGAAGTTCCTAATGCCAAGTTTATGCCTCAGTATCGTGGTAGAAACTGGAATGGAGAAATTCACTTATATGATATGAGATCAAAACAAATCTATGTTGGTCTTTTAGATAAACTTATTAGTTTTTGTGAACAATATGAGTATACTTATAGTTTTCAAGATAATAAGTTTTATGGTCTTCCATTTGAAACTAATGAACTAATTTCTTATGAGGGTGTTAAAGATTATATGCAATCTATTTGTGCTCACTCTCCACGGCAATATCAAATAGAGGCAGTATATGATGCCTTAAGGCATAATAGAAAACTATTGATAAGTCCAACTGCATCAGGTAAATCACTGATGATTTATTCTCTTGTAAGATATTACACAGATAAAAAACAAAGAATTCTTCTAGTTGTTCCAACGACATCTCTTGTAGAGCAGATGTATAAAGATTTTCATGATTATGGTTGGGATGCTGAATCATATTGTCACCGAGTTTATTCTGGTAAAGAAA